CCGGCCTAAAGCCGGTAACCGTTAGGACCCCGTTCTCCCACTACTGGACGAAGTTTATCTATTAGCTTACGGTATGTATAGTAATTCTAGTGCTAGGACCACTACCTTGGAATTTCCTTCTGAGGGTATCTGATCACTACTTACGTATTATTGTTAATTAATATCCTTTTGAAAGGGTGGACGGAGCGGACGAATAACGTCGCTGCGTTTCCCCCACTAGCCTGTTCTCTTTCGAGAGGACTGTAAGGCGGTCATTTCCTGAGCATGCTCACTTGGGAAGTGATGTGCAGCTGTCTGATAAATCATTCAGTGAAGTTATATACCCATATAGCTTTAAGAAAAGAGTAATAGGTGCTGAGTTGTACGGTTTATTTAGTAACCAGTACATCTCTTACTGACTTGCCGAACTAAGGTTAAATATCCGTCTCGCCGTAAGATCTTGGAGAAATCCGAACGGGCCATTACTCAAGCATAAGGTAACAGAGTACTGCCGAAAAATGGCAGACTGTCACTTAGCATCAGCATAACCAATCCTACCTGCACCCTTTGGGGTTACAAGTCGAAAGTAAGGAAAACTCGTAAGGGTCTACAAGCAATTAGATAAGTATTTAGTTCGGTAGTTAGCTTATGCAGCTTTTACATAATAACATGCTCTGCTATGAAAACTTTATTTAACAATTTCCTAAGCAGACTACGAATCTTTAATTCACTCGTTATCTCTTCACTTGATCTCGTGAATTCTCAGCTCGCTAAGTTGGCTAAATTGCCGACTTGGTCAGATGGAATCTCAAAATCACATGAAGGAAAACGATGGATCAAAGAGACAACCTCTAAAGTAATCCGACAAAGAGGTGGAGATACTAAGTATCAAAACCCCAAATTTGTTGGAGAATTTAGAAAGTATGTCAACGTGGTCTGTTGGATAATTGGGAATAAAGAAATCAGACAGGACATGAATCTTTTCTTGCGAAGAGTCGAGAAAGTCATCCTGAGCTCTTCTCCAACGTGGGCGTTTGCCTACTTGAAGGAAGCTTACAGATTGACTGTTCGAGCACTTAGTGGTCACCCGGAAATTAATATTCCATACGGGATAAAAGGATCACTTCTTGTTAGAAGAGACAAAACTGGATTGCCTACAATTCTTCCGCCCAAACTTCGGATAATTCTTTGCGATGCAATGCATCACTTTAAAGAAACCGATTTTCGGGCTACAGAAGAGTTTAAGGACAGTATCCTCGCTATCTATCCTCCTGAGAACGGTCCTTTAAGACCGCGTCTACAGAAAGACGTAGTGGGAATACTGACAGTGATGACTATCTTCAGAACCTTTAAGACGAAAGTAACTCCAACTTTAACAACTGTTACCGCTCCTTTCGGAGGGACGTTGAGAACGTTAGAGAGATCGACGCTTATGGTTGCGCTTCGAAGATTAGGATTAATTTCTGGAATCGGGTTTAAAGTACCTCGGCTTTCTGCCGGAAAGTTTACACCTCACAGATCTACTAAAGCAGGTCCTAATGGATCAGTCTCCACACTTGGTGCTTCACTTGACGCTTTAGCTCTTTTACATGAGCCAAAAGTCTTGTTTAGCCTCCTTGTCTGGATGTTGTTCTATCAGGGTGCCTACTTCTATACTTCATTATTAATAATGAATATAGTTATATTCGGTCCGATCTACTTGTTCTTTTACCATATAGTAAATTATTTGGAGCGTAAAGCTTCATCTAATCCAACTATGTACGGTTTTGTAACCGTATTCACTAAGCCAATAAGGATTAGTGTTGGTAAAGCACGAGGAGAAAGAGATCGACTATATAATGGTAAATTGTCAGTGGTTTACGATCAGGCTGGAAAAGCCCGAGTTGTAGCTTCCATTAATTGGTGGATTCAATCCGCCTTTAAAGGACTACATACTTCTATATTCCGATTCTTAGAAACTGTTCCAACTGATGGGACATTTAATCAGAAACGATCATTTGATCAGTTCTTAGAGAAATACTCTTCGAACCATCTTATGAGCGGTTATGATTTAAGTGCCGCCACAGATAGATTACCTATCGAATTGCAGAAGGATATTCTTATCGCTGCTGGATTACCTGGTAATCTCTGGCAGGACATTTTAAACTTCCCATATGCGGCTCCCTTTGATACTATCGAAGAGGCTCCG